AAGATTAGCTAATGCTACATTGCCTTGTTCTTTTGCTTTTGTGCCTTCTACTTTACCTTCAAACTCTTTTGTCATTGCTTGTGCATCGTAATATGCTTTCATAGCTTCACCTTGATAAATTTGACCATAGGCTTGTACTGCTGTTCCCGCTACTGCTACTACTGTCCAAAACATTATTGCCCCGTACTCACTTTGTATTCCAAACCAAGCAACGTAAAAAATAATGGTGCTGATTGTGAAATGGTTATTTGCCCTTGGTTATCATAACCCATTAAAGGCATAATTCTTTTCTTCCCTGTAAAAATATTATTACTACCAAGAGTAACAGGAAATGTTTCTACGGATACATCACTACCGTTAAGCGTAATGTTTTCTGTTAAGTATAAAATTAATGTTGCTTCTAGTATTCTTTTTTTCATGCCAATAATTGTGCCACTTGGTAATTGTGTTTCAACAGGCATGGTTGTAATTGTTGGTGTGTAATCTAATCCTACTTCAATGTAGGTTGCTGGAGTTTCATCAGACGTTATAGCACCAGAGGATACAGTTTCATCAGCTAGTGTTCTTCCGTTATTAATTACTTTAACTGACTTCGCTTCTAAATGTGTTAATCCCGATATTGATGTACTACCAGGTAAGTTTCCCGCTACCGTAGAATATTGTACAGCACTATCTAAGGTAAAATCATCATTCCATTTTTCTACATTGTAAACCGTAGAACCATTAATAGATCGTTTAATAACAAAGTATGTTGTATCAACATCAACACCTACATTAATAAAATCACCATCGGTTGTTTGAGAAGAGGGGGCTACTACTTGTTGTCCTTTAAGAATAGAATATGTTGTTAGGTTTCCATCTGTTCCATTGACAATCAATAGTAAATCCCCTTCATCTGTCGATGTTGCTCTTCGTAAAGCCATATCGCTGGGTGCTTTAAGTAAGTGTGATGATAGTAAAGAAATATTATTTGAAATGTAAGATAACTCTACATCAGAAAAGTTAAACTCTCGTAATGATTTACCAGACCGTTGAATAAATAATGTACCACTCTCTGCTATAACAGGGCGTATCCCATCTTTACTTCCTCTTCTTGTTGATGGCCTTACAACAATATTAGAAGGAGTAATAGGATTTAAGTCTGATTGCGGTAAATAAAATTCTCCACCCTTTGTAAATAATTGTAAATCTCTTCCACTAACAATACCGTTAATGGCGTTCATTTGATCTGTGTCTATAGTAAAAAAAATTCCATCATCATCTAAACCCTCACCAGGATTAAAATCAAAAAAATCATTTACTCTTGAAGCCCACACACCTGTTGGTAATGTTTTACTACCACCAAAGTATAATCTCCCTTCATGAAATACACAGGACCGTGGATACCCGTAAGTACCAGACCAGGCATCAACGTAATCTGTTTCTAAAACCCAATCACCATTAGCAATAGCATCCGTAGAAAAGAACGGTACTTCGACAATTGCCTTAACAGAAGTTGCTGAAGTATAATCTATTATTCTTGCTCTACCTATTCCATCTTTAGATTCGACATAATCATTAATATTACCACTTGCAAAAACACTAGCGGAAGCTGTTAGTGTAACATTCCCATCAACAGCGGAAGGTGTTAATGTTCCCGAAGGTTCAGAAGTTGATAAAGTAAAAGCATACTTAGGTGTAAAGTCAAAACTAATATCACTAATAGTCCAGGTGCTATGTGATCCACCTCTAACTATTTTTTTAGGGGCCATGTCCTCTTGCACAATAATTAATGTGTCAGCCGATTGTGTCCAATTCATTGTACCAATATTTGCTGAAGCAATACTTGTTGTTAAATAATCATCACTTCCACCATTAATGCCTGTTTGTAGTACACCGCCTTTGTAAACATACATTCTATTATTAACAAACAACAGCATATACGATTGTGTTGTTGAAAATTCAAAAGGTACTAAACGACATCCACTTTGCGGATTAGACGCAGAAGGTATAGTTCCTACATACTGAAGTCCAGGCCTTCTTGTAACTCCACCTTGAGGTTGCACTAAAACATTTGTTGCAGAAGATAATCCGTTATAATATTGTTTAATATCGGTTCTACTTCTTAATAGGGGATCAATCTCACCTGTTGTAAAGTTAGACTGAAAGCTCGTAACTCTACTCATTATTTTCTAATTTCTACTAATGGAAAATCTACTATTGCTTGAGGAGGATTTCCTCTGCCATCTATATTCATTGCTTGTCTAAAATAACCACCACGATTATTTTCTGAAGGACCACCTAATGCAATATTACGCCAGTAGTTTCCCTTTTCTGTTTGATCAGTAATTGGTTCTGCTAAATGCCACGCCATCATGTATTTCATTAATTGAACAAAGTATGTTGGCATTAAATCTTCTGGAACTCGGTAAACGTAATCTATGTAAATAGTTGTTTCATTTGTAAACAATTCATTACCGTATATTTCAAATGATTGTATAGGATGAGTAAAGGTATTTGATGTATTAAAAACAGCAATAGGGTTTCCCGCTATAGCATCGGCTGGAAGAGGGTATGCATACTTCCATTCATTTATTGGTGTTGTTGTTGATCGTGCTAAAGCAACTTTCTTTGTACCCCAAGACCATTTATACATAGTCAAGGTTGAATCTCTTATGTCGGGATATAAAGCCTGGCATAGTCCACTTGCTTCTGTGCCATCTGTAAAAGAAGTGATAACATTAGCCCCAAGCATCCTTAGAGCATCAGCACATATTCCCACATCTGTATCACCACTAGCCATAATATCCTTTTGTAAAAGGGGGCCGAAGCCCCCTCGTTAATTAAGTTTAGTCTGAGTCAGTAACAGCAATAGTTGTACCGTCACTCACATCTACAACGCCACTTGCGTTAGATAAGACAATAGAAATTACCATTGTTGGTGCATCGCTATCATATAAAAACATGATATCGCCCACTTTCAATAGGTCACTTGCAGTATTGAAATATCCAGCAGTATTCATATCCGCTGTACTATCTGTAGTAGTATAAGTCCACATAGCTGGTGCAGTACCAGCTCGGCTATTACCACCAATCGGATTTAATCCGTCAATTGAAAAGGCCATATTAAGACTCCCTACAAGTTATCTCAACAATACCTTCAGCATCAATGCCAACAGCACCAGCAGAGAACATAGAGTTCACTAAGAATGATGCCTTTTCTGGTATGTAGTTGATTTCAGTTTTTTGTGCCATATTTTCGGCTAAACCTACACTAGATTTATGCCATGCTAATACCGTTCTATCAGAAGAACCATCAACAGCTAGACCGCCTTCATCTCTATCACCAATAGTAATAAATTTGAAACCAAGGAATGTATCAATGGACCCTGTTGCAAGAACACGCACAGTATTTGTGTCAATAGACTTTACATCAGCTTCATCTAATAGACCTTGCATACTCTTAGCGTGACATAGAATAAATCTATCTTCCGCTGGTACGTTTTTCGTATCCATTAGTTGCTTCGCTTTTAAAAGTTTATCAACGTTTAAGTTAGTATTAGAACCACCAATTGAATTGGCTACAGTTAAAGATGTTCCAGCACCATCAATCGCATCAATGATCATTTGATCAAGTCTACGCCCAATAGCTTTTGAAACTACTTCTACTAGTTCTCTTCTTTCGTCAAAGTTTACCTTTGCTTGCATAAAAATATCACTATATTCACCAGCAGAGTAATCTGTCATAGATACAGATACTTGACTGTGAGCAACACCCAATGGCGTAATGTCCGCTTGAGGTACTCTTAATGTAGCACTACCTTTACCAATTTTAGGAAACTTATAAGTATTGCCCTCTACTCCCGATCTTAATCGAACAGTATCACGAAGCACACTTGATGCTTGGTAAGCCTGTTTAACTTCAGAATCAAAAAGAGTAACATAAGCAGTAGATAATGTTAAAGACATAATATCTTTCCCTTTTAATTAATAAGTTTGATTTCAGTTGTTCGATTAACTCGGCTGAATATATAAATGTTCGGCCATAAAAAATATGGTTGTCGATCTTAGAAATCTATTTCATATTATAAAAAATTTGTGAAGGTCAACAATTATGCAACAGGTGCTTTCACCGATCCACCGTAGGCTTTCTCAAATGCTTTTTCTACTCTACTTCTATACGCTGGGTCCGTTAAATATCGTGGATCAGCAATCATCGAATTAAGTTCATCACCAGAAGGTTGTCCTTCTATGTCAACAGATTGAGTAGGAATAGTTTGTTCCCCGTAGTACCGTCTAATTTTATTTAATACTTTTATACCATCAGCAGTTCCAGCCATTGCTTGAAACTCATTCATGTCATCCGCACCCAATACACCTTTGCGTACTAAGCCTTTTGCAAAATCACGGATACCAGCAACTAATTGATCAGCATTAGGTCCTAATTTTTTTAACTCTTGTTCTCTTGCAAACTTTGTATCTTCTGTATTAGCTTCCGTAATAGATAACACGCCCTGGGCTAATTCATCATACGCACCTTGGGTAATACCATGCTTTAAAGACCAATCATGAAATGTCTTTACTGTAGGATCATCCATTGAAAGATTTTTATCAGAGAATACTTCAGTATTATATTCTTTAGGTGCTTTGTGTTTACCTTGTTTAAATTGTGTTTCTAATTCTGTATACGACTTAGCTAACTTTTCTAACTCTGGTCCGTCATCCCCCCAAAACTTTTCTGGAATAAAATCTGGTCTTTCGTATTCTACATCCTCTGGCTCTTGACCATCCTCTGCTATTGTCGCTGGTTCATTTGATTTATCTATGTGTGATAATTCTTCATTTGCTTTAGGTGCATTATCTTCTACTACCTCACTAGCTAATCCATCTAATAATCCTGTATCTTGTTGTGTTTCTTGTATTGCTTCTTCAGCCATTTTTAACCCTTTCTATTCTTGATTTTATTTCTCTAACTATTGAGTTCTGTCCTTCTCTTGCATAACCAAATGAAGGTTCAGCCCCAGGTATCCACGCTGGTTGATCAATAGTTTTACTTTGCAAATGCTTGAGTAATTTTTCACCATCTTTCGTAGTAAAAACTCGTAAGTATAAACGATCTAATTCATCTTGATCTTGGTGTTGATTTTTTGTTAGCTTGACAGCATTAGCATTAACACCTTGCCATCCAGGATCATTTATTGATTGTATATGTTCTGATTGTTCTTTCTTAATCAAGCACCCACCTCATTCGCTACTGCTGATGCTGGTTCTTCCAAAGGAGGGGAACCAGG